AGTTTTTTGTTTAATTGTATTTTGAAATTCTTTTAAAATTTCTTCTGTATGTGATACAATTTTTATTGATACTTGTTTAGTATTTTGATTTATACTAACATTACCATCACCATCATAATATCCTTTAATAAATGCTAATTTATATTCATCTGGAATATCTTTCATGGTAATACCAATATAAGTTTTTCTTGGTATAATTGAATATTTTGCTAAATCTTTTTTTATTTGTTTAGAAGAGAATCTATATTCAATAGCATTTACCTTATTTTGATAATGAAGATTTCCTTTATAATCCATTTTATTTTTCATATCTAAAAGGAATTGTTCATCTTCATTATTTATTGTTATTTTAATTTCATTATTATCTTTTCTAACTGTTCCATCAGCAGCGATAAAACCAAGATAATAACTATTTTCTAAATTTAATTTACTAAAATAATTATCATTTATTTTAATAGCACGATTTAAATTAGAGATACTTGTTTGTTCATGAGCCGTTCTAATTTTTATATTATTTGCTATTAAAATTTTTTTAATCATATATGGAGTAGAATTATACTTTTTTGCTAAACTATTTATACTTACTCCATTAGTATATTCTTTAATAATCTCGTCGTTCATCAAGAGCGAACCTCCTTATAAGTTTCAAAATCAATGCGTTGCCCGTGTTAATTATATTATTAATTAACTTCCGGTCGGGTTGGCATTCCAGCGTTCCCGTTTTTTCCAAGAATTTTTTACTTTATCTCACGATAAAGGGACCCCCAACTCACTGGTTAAGGTCCATAGATAAAAGTAATATAACCAGAAAGATCTCGACTAACTTTATGAGGCTGAATACCTAAAAGATTAATAGCCATATAAATTTACCTCCTATTAGAAGTTAAATCCACTAGCATTTGGGGTTGCCGCAGCGGGAGCCTGAGTCTGCGCACGAGTTGCATTATACTCATCCTGACGCTGCTTAATTTCAGCCTCAACAATTTCACGGTTCTGAAGCGCTTCAGAATATTCCTTTGCAGTAATAGTTTCTTCAGTATCCCACTCATATGGAGCATTTACACCAGTAATAACCCACTCTCTCTGAGTAGAAGTAACTTCTTGAGCAAAACTTTCTCCCCAACCAGTGCTTTCAGTTTTCTGAACTGTAGTAACAGTCTTACTAACCTGATGACCATTTACTCTCAAAAATACTGGAGATTTTTCACTTGGTTCAAGAGCTTCAAAATGATTCATACCATCTGCATCATAAATAACAAATGTTACAGGAAGAAGAGCATTTCTAAAATCAAATGCATATCCTTCAACAAACATTTTTTCAGGACGATTGCGTTCCTCATCAGGCTCAACACGACGGCACTTTGTCATTACCATATCAAGTTCAAAAGTATCTCTCAAACCTTCAGAGGCCGCAATATTCTGAACGACATGAACAAATCCACCCTCATTGCGCATCTAACTTACAAGTTCATCTGTTCCAGTTCTATTGGAATAAAATTCATTCAAACCAAGTTGAGAATCAATTCTAATCTTTGCTGCTTTGTCTGCTCCATGATCAACAACATTACAAGTTACTCCATTGATAATATTCTGAAGTGCATTAAATGTTGCATTAGGACTACCACTTTTTGTATAAGTAGGAGTCACATATGAAAAATGAATCGTTACAATATTTGTAAGTTCATCATTAGTTGCCAAATCAATAGTACCATTAATAAACTGAGTACCAGGGTTCTTTGACTTTTCTCCACTCACTTTAAGAGAGAGATTATGCTGATACAAAACGCCTTCAAGATGTGTAGTATTTTTAACCTTTAACATAATTATTCATTTTCTCCTTCAATAATTGTAAAATTCTTTCCTTTTTCTGTCAAACTATATACGACTGGATTTGTACCAAGCTTTTCACAAAAGCCATCATTTACTAATTTTCTCATAGCTCCAGATGCTCCACGAGAAGAAATACCAATCTGTTCAGCCAGATCTTTTGCCTTCCAACATTTCACATCGCTATTGTCTTGAAGATACTTCAAAAGAAGTTTCCCATTATCAGTTAAAATTGGTTTTTCATCTTTTACTTCTTTAAGAATGTCAAGATAAGCTTTTACATTTTCTGTCATTAATTCATTTGCTCTATCAGGATTTTCTTTAATAAGTGTTTCAATAAAATTTAAAAATTCTTGTTTCATTTTTATCTCACTTTCTTAAATCTTCTATATATATTATATAATAAAAATTTAAAAAAGTCAATTATTCTTTACTTAATGTATATCCAATTAATTGTGGGCCAGTAGAAAAAATAGAATTAATAAAATTTTCTAATTCATCTACTACATATGATTGAACTTCTGGATCATAATTATGAATAAAATCACTATATGATGAAAATTCAATTCCTTCAATTCCATATGCTTGTGCTTTAGCTCTCATTGCGGATGGATTACTACAGACAAAAATAGAATTATTTTCTTTAGCAATTAACATTAATTGACTAGTTTTTCCAGTTCCACGATTATCAATAATACGAATCATTTATTTTTAACCCTTTCTAATTGAGTAACCAAATTCCTATGCTTTATAAAAATCAGTCCAATATTTTTCTCTTTCTGTTAAAAGCGAGTTATCACATTGTTCTACAATTTCAAATGTAAAATTTTCTACACCAAAAGAAAGCATTGCAGGATAAAGTTTATTTTGTGTAGGAGGATCGGCGCCAATTCCTCTTTTAATATGTTGCTTCCAACGCTCTGCCAAATCAGTCGCTTGACCAATATAACACATACCATTTTCTATATTAGTTATTTTATAAATTCCAGTATGCCGACCAGTGCCAATTACACGGCCTACCAAATCAGTATATGGTTTTTCATAATATACTTTCCAAATAACTTTATTAAGAGGTTCTTTCTTACGAAGATATGGTTCAATAGAACGAATTCTTTTTATCTCTTCTAAATCTATATCAGATAATTGAAGTCTATAAAAATCTTTTTCTTGTCGTTCTAATTCCATACGTTTATTCACTTCTATTGCGGCTGCAGCCTTTGAGCGTAATTCTTCTAACTCATTTTCTTTTTGAAGAATACGATTTCCTAATTCTTCATCACGTGCCGCATATTCATCCCATTTTTCATCGTTCAAAGAGACATAGTGTAATAATAATTCAGATTCAAGTTTTTCATATTTATCAGTTAAAATTTTACCCTATTGTTCAATAGCATTGGCTGCATTATCTAACACTTGTTCTTCTACAAGTTTTACTGCTTCTTTTGCTTGTAAATCTAATTCATTAATAGATTTCTTTTTCTATTCTATCTATCCATCTAAATTAGCAATATTCTCTTTTAATTTAGTTTCTGCTTTGATAAATTCAAGATTCTATGAATTTTTTTTATCTTTCCATTTTTGATAATCTTCTTTTAAAATAGCGTCTTGTTTCTACTATTCAGTAGTAATACTATTAATTAAATTATCATATTCTCGTTGCGCATCTTTTATATCAAGCCGCAACTACTATTCTTCTTTTTCTATTTCTTGGTTTTTCTATTTTACCTTTGTAGTTTTTATTAATAGACTTATCAAAAAACCAAGTAAAAGACAAGCTATTCCAACTACTATTGTTAATACCATAATTTAAAAAAATAAAGGGGTAAAATATTACCCCTTATTAATTATTCTATTTCTAGAATTATTCCTCTTCTGCGTCAGGATCGAAAGCCATACCAGCATCGGTAAGACGGAGGAACTTTACCTGCTTATGAGAACCATCATCGAGTTCAACTTCTGCAGGAACACGAACACCAAGTCCCTTGCGCTGAAGAGCACTTGTGAAAATACCATCTACCTGGCGCTTCTCAAGACCGAGAGCATCAGCGACATCAGCTGAAGTTACATCAGCACCATTGATCTGCTTAAGATAATTAAGAACGTTCTTAGAATTTTCCTTCATAGCCATAATACTATAATCTCCTTTAAAAATACATTTAATTTAATTTGTTGTAAATATTATACGAAAAAATTTTTTATTTTTCAAGCTTCTTCGCTAATAACTCTTGGACCATTTCATCCATTATATCCAAGTCTTCAAAACTATGAACCCCACTAGAAAGTCGCATTATTTCATCTTGTGCTTTACTAATCTCATAATTATCATTACTTGTCTAAATTATATATTCACAATCAGCAACTTTTTTTGCGAGATTTTTTAGTTCCTTTTTTTTCATAAATCCTTTTTCCTTTATTTCTTATTTACGAATATATTATATAATTTTTTTTTAAGAAAGTCAAAACATTTCACTCAATTGAGTTTCTGTAATTATAGGGATATTAAGTGCTTTTGCTTTTTGATTTTTTGAACTGGTGCTATTTATATCATTATTAACAAGATAATCTGTTTTACT